ACGGCGGCAAAGCTATTAGCGGTGTTTGCTATCGTCCCGTTTGTGTTTATATAATCAAGTAAAATAACATTTCCATTAGATAATTTTTTACCTATTGTATCATCACCAAACCTTATTTGGAATAAGCCATCCGCTCCCTCTTCTACAAAAAACGCTTTGGTATCTGATTTAACATTTAAAAATGTTGTATTTAAAGTATAAACCGACGTAGTTAAATCTGTTGTTGAGTTTTGTACTCTAACTCTTAATGTAGATGTATCTATTCTATTATTAGGTATTACATAAGGGCCTGCTTCTTTGCCTGTTGATACCACGAATTGATTTGATACTCTTAATCCTTCTTTAAGAGTTAAGCCTGCAAAAACAAATTGTGTTTTAGTTTCTGAAGATGCCACTTGACCTGTGTACATTCCATAAGTTAACCCTGAGGAGATTGTTGTATTTTCTCCTGTAGAAACTTGTGTTCCTAAAGATGTTTGTGCTTCTTTTTTACCGCTGTTAGGAGCATAAAATGTTACTCCACTATATTCTGTAAATGTATAAACTGTTGATCCTGTTCCGCCTATGTCTGCTGTGTCTGATGCTGCCTCTGTTAAGTATAAAGGAAAATAATATCCTGCACCTAGTGTTGCATGTGTTCCATATAACCAATAAGGTCCTACTCCGCCTGCTGTTACTGCTTGTGTGGTAGTTGTTCCTGCTGGATAAAATTTGTATGTTGTTCCACTTACTCCTGCTGTAAAAACTGCGTCTCTAGATAATACTAAGGTTGTTGTTGTGTAACTAGATGGAACGGTTATTGCTAAATTAATTTTCGCTGCTGAACAACGGCTAGATCTAGGTGTATAACCTAGTGCTTTTGCTATTGATACTACAGATTCCCTCTTAATAGCAGTATCAATGAAGTTTTCATTAGCTAACATGTGTGCTAATATGCCATTATAGTGCGTATTATATGCTAATAAGTCTATTAAAACTGCTAGGCCTGAGCCTTCAAAGTTATAGTCTGCGAATTCTGTTTGACTATTTAAAAAGGTCTTAAGGTTTGCCTTTATGTTGTCAAAGTCTAATTCTGTTACGTTTAATTGTGCCATTTATTTACCTCAGCCTCGTAAGACTTAGTGTTAAGTCTTGTGGTTCGTTTATTCCTTTTATTAAAAATCTTATACTAAAATCATAAGAATTGTTATCATAATCAGGATTAACTTCAATAGCTAATATATCTACTCTCGGTTCAAAATTAAGTATCTGTTGCTCAACCATACGAGATAAAGTTTGTTCCAGGCCTGGGCGCATTTGTTCAAATAACGCGGTGTAAAGTCTAGATCCAAGCTCTGGATGAAAGGGTCTTTCATATGGTTTTGTTAAAAGCAAGTTCCTTATTGATTGTTTTACCGCATTTACGTCTAATTTTTTGTTTATGTCTCCCGAAAGAGCATTTTTCGTAAATGCCATATCAATGTCTTTATATAACCTTGCTATTTTAAGTGATTGTGTTATTGCCATAATAGTATTTATATCAGGTACCGAAGTCTGGAAGTTCTAAATTAATAAATTCTTCAGCTTGTTCTCTAGCTCTTTCGAGTACCTTGACGGATATTTTGGGTTTACGGTATGGCGGCAAGGGCTCTCCTTTTATGATTGCAGCAGGATCTATATCTGGGAACGAAGTTGGTGTTGCTCTAACTACAACATTAACACCGTCTTCTTCTACATTAGGTATTAACTTACATAAATTTTCTAAATCTACAGCTCCGTTTTCTAGCAGTACTCGTAAATCATCGAAATTTTTAATATCACCTAAATCTAAATTTCCCCAACGCGATTTCATCCACGATAATTGAGCTTCTATTTGAGGTTTCGCTAATGCTCCTAGCATAATAAATTTTAATAAATCTTTAACATCATCATGTAATGTCTTATCTGCCGCAGACAAAACTTTATTTAAAATACTAGGAATCATATTTTCCATTTTACCCAATATGCCGTTAACATCTTCTAAAGCATCATTCTTTATTTCATTTAACTTTCCTAATGGTGAGGAATTAATAAGAGAATCAAATTTATCCTCAGCAGCTTGCACTTGTGCTGCAAGTTCTTTTAATTTTTCGCTTGGTCCGCAACTCATATCTTATCCATTTGGTGTAGAAGTTTCTTGTGATCCAGGAGTTGGTGAGCTTGATCCGCCAGTTCCAGGTACTTCTGTGTGTGTATGTTGTGTATGTGTAATGCCAGCTACTGTAATCTCACCGCCACTATATGTAATTGCTGCTCCTGGAGATGTCAATGTATGCGTACCGCCTATTGTTTCTGTGAGAGTACCACCTATTGTATCTGATTTAGTTGTGGCCACTTCTAATATTTGATCTGCTAAAGTTTTTAATGTCATTGTAGAGCCTGAACCTACTTCTAGTATTCCGCTCGCTGCTATGAATATATTTTCTCCTGCTAATGCTCTATATGTTCCTCCCACTGAAATTGTTATATTTTCTTTAACGCTTTTATTATCTTTGTTGTATGTTTTATTAATTGTTTGGGCAACAGAATCTGTTCTGTTTTTTGCTATAGTAATTGTTTGATTTCCTATTACTGTTTCTGTATCGTCCATTGCCACACGGGTTGTTCTGTTTCCTTTAATTGATTGTGTTGCGTCTGTTCCAACGACTTTAATATCGTTGCCATTTATTTTTGTAACCCTTGAACCTAAGATTGATAAGAAATAATCTCCTTCTACTTCTTCGTATTTATCTCCCTGTACTAATAATTTAGCATCTCCCTCTATTGTAACGTTACATGATCCTCTTATAAGGACATTATTTTTGCCTGCTACAATTTCATAATTATCGCCTACAATATTTGTAACCTTTGTTCCATCATTTTGAATTTCATAGTTTGTACCTGATGGGTGGTATTCGTGAATTCTTCTGTTTGTCTCTGTATTGTCTGTTTCAAATACATGACCTGCTCGAGTCTCTTTAACTGTATTAAATGGATATAATGACGTCCATTCTTTATCCTCTGGTATTGCGCTTTCGTTGTTCGCTAATTTTTGTGCTACGTTAAAGTAGTTAGCTTCTTCTTTTGATTTTCCTCTTGGGTGTGGTTCGTCCCAGGTTGCGCCTTCGTAATCTTTTCCTGATATATCATCTAATATTGCATCGCCAGTTTCTTCTGATACTGACGGGGCTCTTGCTGTGCGTATTTCTGTTTCTCTTTGTTCTCTTCTATTTATTAAAGAGTAGTGTGTTTCTGCTGCTTCATTTCTAGCAAGTCTAGAAATATCAGGTTCACCTATTCCGGCAAATCCTTCATCTGGATCGTCTGGAAGTCTAGGAAACTTATCTGATGGATCCCTAAAGCCATCAGTATCACTGGGTTCAGGTTTTGATGCTGGTTTGCCTGCTATAGTTCCCATGATCATAGGAATTTGTCCGTCTTCGCCGTCTGCAAAGAAACCTATAACAGTTGAACCCCGAAGCAATGAATGATTTTCCATTATTCCATTCATTGATGCACTTGTAACAGCATTTATTGGAATTGCGTATGGTAAATGTTTTACAGGCAATGTTTGTTTATTACCTGTATGATATCCTGTAATTCTAACCTTAACTCTACCGGCATACGTAGGATCATTATTATCTTCAACAATGCCTAACCACCAAATAAAATCTGGTATATTTAATTTACCGTAATTTTTCATTCCTTCGCTCATGCTAAATTTGCTCCTACTACTTTATCATCTATTTCACCTAACGTTGCTGCTAATCCGTTTTTAACTATTTCTAATTTCATTGAATGTCTTTGACTATCAAATTTATGTTTAATAGCTGTTATTAAATAGGCACCTGTTAATAAAGGATCAATAAGATCATCATACGTTGCGTCTGTTGGTTTGTCTCCTGCATTAGGATAAACCAGTTTAATAAGTTTTCCAACTTCTATGTCTGTTCTACCAGGTAAATCTATTTCAAATGTGTTATCATTAAACGAGGCAAAATATTGTTGTCTAAATAAATTGTTAGCTAACAATGCTGGGTTAGCTGCCTCTCCACCAACACCATCTACTAAACCACCTTGCATTCCTGTGAACATGACTTTGTTTAAGTATTTAATATTTACAAATGAATACGGATTACGTTGAATCCCTCCTGGTATTGGAATTCCTGTATCTGTATGAACAAAATTAGCAAATTGATCTCTTCCATCTAATGTAACTTCGGCTTGTTCTTTTGTAAACAAATCATAAGCTCTTGTAGATGCTGAATAATATCCACTATCTTGTCCGTCTAGTATATCAATTGTTCTAGGCACATTTATAGCTTCTATTTTACTAAAAGAGGTTGGTAATGAATTGGCTAAAAAGGTTTCGCCACCTCCTCTGTGTGGAACCTCTAGCCCAGGTGGGGCATAAATAAATTCTTCCCACAACCCTATGTCTAATTGTGTTCCTATTAAATTTTGAAGTGATGTTAAATAAAATGCTTTATTAGATTCATAGAATAAAAAGTCTGAACCTATGTATTTTGCGCCTTGACACTTCCTGCTTATAAATTGCATGTTTTGCATTGGTGTCCAAAAGTTAGAAGTATATTGTATCTTAGAACTGTGTGGGGTGTCGCCTATAATAAAGTCTGTTATTTGATGTGGTGAGTCAATACGTCTATACTCTTGTATATGATCTAAATATATTTGTTCTGCTATTAAGTCTGTTGTTTTTCTCTCACTTTCAGGTGTGCCATATCCTTGTGTGATGCTTCTTGCTTGATCACTAATTGCTTCTATTGAACAGAACTTTAATGTGTAAAATTGTTCTCTGTCGTTATTAAGTATTCGTTTTTCAATAGCGTAAATCTGAAATGATTTTTCTATTCTATTCTCTGGATAATCTTCAAATGTTTTTGTTCGCCATTTGCAAGTTATTATTTCACCACCCCTTATAGGCCATTTAGATATTGCATTAACTGCATCTGCAACTAATATTTCTCCTGTTAATGTCGGTGAAAAAATATCTTCGTACAAATTGAATTCAATAACATACCTAGTGAAGTCATATTCTGTCATATCCTGTGTGATTATAAAAATCTCATCACAAGCGACATCGCCTGGCATTATAATTTGTTCTACTTTTTCTTCTGCCATTTCATCACTACTTAACTAACCTAAGATATTGGGCTGTTATATCTCTTAAAAATTGTTTATGTAAGAGAAGTATCTGCCTCTTTGAATCATTCAGATCAGTTTCATAATCTAAATTTGTAACAGCCTCATAATCTCCTGAAGCAACTTTACTTGCATCCCAATCTACTATAACTGTTCTATCTTCAGTCATTACAAAATGGTGGATATCTGTTCTGTTACCTTCTCCATATTTGTCATCACAATAAGCAACCAAAGTGTTGGAGCTTAATGGCCACTCTCTTTTCACGTCCACTATATTATTAGCAAAAATAACTAACCAATGATATTTACCAGAGCCATAAAATTTGTCTGCTACTATTTCAGGACTCTCACCATCATTAATATAATACTCTTGCAAGAGGAGTCTATTCTGAAAATACTTATCTAAATGAACTCTACGAAATATATCTGGAACGACTGTTTGTGTGTTACCATATGGATAATATATTTTAGGTAATGCTTTAAAATACATATTAGAACCCTTGGGCTATCCTTACTGCTGTTAATGTTTCTAGTTCTGTAAACTGTAATTCCATAGCCATCTCTGTCGGGATACCGTCTGTGTGTTGGAAAGTATTAAACATACCGTCTGGGCCATATGTTACCTTCACACTTGTTAATGCACAAGATGATACTTTAGGCAAATAAGGATTTATCTTTACCTGGCCTGATTGCTCATCTAAAATTTCAAATGCTATTGAGAATTCTGCCGGATAAATTAAAAACATGTCTCCATCAGAGGCCTCAGGGTGCATATGATATTTAAAGGTATCAATTATTTCTAAAACCATGTTGGCTTCATTTAAATTTCTAGGTGCAAAATTATAACTAAAAGAAAATCTTCTAAAACCTACACTCTTAAATAATTGTTCTTTATATGGATTCGATACCTTTTTGGATGTTGCTTCTAATGTAGCTCCAAAGTCTGCGTTACCGCCTATTCCTTTAGGTATATTAGCAGCGGCACCTATCACTCCCCTAGTTGCAAATTCTGGGAGTTCTGCTAAATCTGACATATCAAATCTGCCCGAGCCTAATATGCCCGCTGCTCCTAAACTTGTTTCATCCCAATTAGCTGTATATGCTGATATTATTGATTGAGGTACATGCATTTGAATTGATTTCAATAATCTAATTGTAGAAGTATTTCTAGCGAATGCTGCTCCTAGTGCAGCTCCAATAAGTGCTGATCCTGCTGTAGTTACAATGCTACCTAGCGCTGTCTTGCCTGCAGCTAATATATTTCCACTTGCAATCCCTGCTGCAGTACCCATAGCAGCTGCTAGAGCTCCTGCTCCCGCTGATGCTACTGTATAATTTTCAGCTTTTGATCTATTCTCCGCTGTATACTCTTTATTATACTCCGCATTTGCTTCTTGAAGGGCGGCTATGTCGGCGCCCGCTCCAACAGCTTGTTCTGCTGCTACAGAAGTTTGCCTAGCGTTTATATAAAAATGAATCCCATGTGGTTGACTCTTAGTATAAAGCTCTTGAGGATAGTTTAGTGTTTCTCCGTTATCAAACGCAGGCTCTTTCTGACTGAGTCCAAGAGTCGTTCTCAGTTCTTGTTGAGCGTTGATTGCATCGCTATTAGAAGTCTCGAGGACCTGACTTTGCTGCTCTTTAATTTCGTTCGCTGCTTTATTTCCAAATGGATGATACCATGCATGTGCCATATAAATACTCTGAGTTATGTTACACACTTATTTATATGGTTTACGCCAAAGAAATATATAAAGGCAAATTTATTCCTCGAAACCCAATAAAGTATCTCGGGGACTTAAAATCTATTGTCTACAGATCTAGTTATGAATTAAAATTTATGAACTGGTGTGATCTTAACGAATCAGTTAAAGGGTGGGCATCAGAAGAAGTAGCGATTCCATATCGTAACCCACTAGACAACAAGGTACACAGATATATGGTGGACTTTTATATAGAAGTAGACAAGAAAAAGTATCTTATTGAAGTAAAACCCGAAAGATTTACAAAACCTCCCGAAACACAGAAGAGAAAAACCAAAAGATACATACAAGAAGTAGCTCAATACGGAGTTAATGAAGCTAAATGGAAAAGTGCTAAGGAATTTTGTAAAAAACAAAATATGGAATTTATGATTATAACTGAAAAAGAGTTGGGCATCTAATATAAATACTATTATGGCAACACCCTTCACAGACATTAGACTAGAAGCAGGAGACGCAGAACGTTCTGCTAATTGGTATATGAAAACTGTTCGTAATGTAGCGAGCGGATTAAATCAACCTAATGAGGTGTTCGGTTCGGACTTAGGAGAATATGCAACAAGATTAGAAATAGGTCAAATGTATGCTTTTAAATATGATCCTAAACACAAGGAAACATTACCATATTATGATACGTTTCCTTTAGTTGTAATATCTGATCCATTGCCAACAGGATTCAGTGGTATTAATTTACATTATATTCCACCCTTAGTAAGGGCTAGACTACTAGGCAAACTTATGCCTGTATCAGATCAAACCATAGATGTAAAAAGTAAATTAAGTTCACAATGGGGGTTTATAAAGAATTTTAGCAGATACCCAGAAGTAAGAGGAGCGGTTAAAAAATATTTAACCAGGCAGATCGGAGGTAGAATGTACAAAGTAAATCCAGTACATTGGAAGTCAGCAATCTTTTTAGACACACAACAATTTGTTGGGGCCCAGGCTGAACACATATACAGAGAAAGTGAAAAACGGCCTGAACGCAAAAGGAGACAAGTATAATGGCATTAAAGAAATTCGGATCCGAATATGTAGAGACACTAACAGGTTTAACGACCCGCACCAATAGCGAGAAGAATAAAGATAAAGAGCCGCAAGTTTCTTTTAGGGAACATATAAAGAAAACACAATTAGCTCGAACTGAAAGGTTTGAGTGTATTTTTGAGTTTCCAGCTTCTATGTCAGATGTTTGGAGCGAGCTCCAAGCAGATAGTGATAAGCCATCCGGAATGGATTTAAGATTAGAATCAACTATAATGTGCGAAGAAGTACAGATACCTGGTATGGTATTACAAAACAAAGAAGTTTCTATAGGCACATGGCAATTTATGAGAAATTCAAACGTTGCTTTTTTAGGAAACGAAATCAACTTTACGTTTCTAACAGATGCAGAGTGGAAATTAAGACATGTGTTTGAGGCTTGGATAGGGCATTGTGTTAATCCTCAATCTAAAAAGGTTGCGTTTCCAGACGATCAATTTGGAACCGTATGGATTAATATGCTGAACATGAATGACGACGTACAAACAACCTGGAAGATGCACGAAGTTACACCTAAAGTATTAAACTTGGTACCACTAGCAACAGGTGCCACCAGCTTTGCGAGGACTACTTTAATTATATCCTCAGCATACTGGGAATCTAAAACAGTTGCAATTGATTTAAATGAATTAGCAATTGGCCATGGCATGGCCTAAGTATAATAATGGAGAAAATATATGACATTACCTAGAGTAGAAACACCAATGTTTGAAGGCAATCTAGCCTCAACAGGAGAGCCTATTAAATTTAGGCCTTTCCTTGTTAAGGAAGAAAAGATTCTTATGTTGGCATCAGAGTCTGATGAATTTAAAGACATGGTTAACGCTTGTGCGCAAATCGTAACAAACTGTTGTGACGTCAATGGGCATGAGCTTACAATGTTTGATTTACAAGACTTGTTTCTTAAAATAAGAGCTAAGTCCGTAGGAGAAATAGCTGATTTTACACTTACCTGTGGTGAGTGCGAAAAGTCTATCTCTTATGAACTAAACCTTGAAGACATGAAAGTCTCAGGGTTGGAAAATCCACCCGATGGCTTTATTAAAATAAATGAAGACATGGGTGTAAAGTTAAGATGGCCAACAGCATTAGTTGCAGCAGCAGCTGAAGAACTAACCGATGATGAGTTGGTTGCTAAATGTATTGATTATGTCGTTGATGGGGAAGAAACATTTAGTGTTGAGGATGAATCTGTAGAAGAGATTAGTTCCTTTATAGAAGATCTTCCAATTAATGTAATGGAGAAGATGAGAGCCTTTTTTCAACAAATGCCTCGTATAGAACATACGGTGGAATATAAATGTCCACATTGTGAAACCGCTAATGCAATTAGTATTAACGGGTACGAACATTTTTTCGGCTAACTCTGTCCCAGGAGAGTCTTGGAAATTTTTACAAGACTAATTTCTTGCTTATGCAGGAACATCAGTATAGTTTAACGGAGCTAGAAAACATGATGCCGTGGGAGAGGGAAGTTTACGTTTCAATGCTAGTACAGCATTTGAAGAAGAAGGCGGAGCAAAAGCAAAAGCAGCTTAACAAAACATTTGGATAGTTAAATGGCAGACGATAGGAAAACAGAGATACAACTAGAAGCGATTCTAGACCGTCTCGAGAAAAAAGATCCTAAAGAAATGGGTGGCACCTTTGGTGGCAAAGCCCAGGACATCACCACGTCAAAAGAATTCAATAGGTTGGAAGGCTTCCTTGAAGACGTTCACGATGAGTTAGATAAAGATACAGACATTTTAAAAGCAGATGCCAAAACAAATAAAGCAGCCAATGCAATCCAAATTGCTAAAGAACTCATACAATTTGGAAAAGAAAGAGCATTTTATGCTAAACAAGTCAAACATAATGCAGGAGCACGAGATGCTCGTATAGATATCATCAAACAAAATGATGAGATCATAGCCAAAAATAATGATCTTTTAAAATTAATTAAAGAGTTGCGTGAAGGCCAATTATCCAAAGGTGGTGGCACAGGTGGCGGACCAACAGGTGGTGGCACAGGTGGTGGCACAGGTGGCGGACCAACAGGTGGTGGCACAGGCCCAGTAGATATAGAAAAAGAATTAGCTGCCCAATTACAAGGCTTCAGCAGTGATGCTGAAAAAGCAGCAGCAGAAAAAGCAGCAGCAGAAAAAGCAGCTACAGAAAAAGAAAATAAAGCTGCTACAGAAAGACAAACAAAGCTATTCGAAGAACCAGAATGGAAAATGGAGTTCAATCAAAGAGCTCCTAGAGATTGGCCAGACAACTGGGACGAAACAATTGATGGGCCCATGCCCCGCACTAGAGTGCCCAAAGGTGAGCATGGGGCTGGAAGGTATGAAAAGGAGATGGATAAAGGTTCACCCAATGAGAGAATCTTTGGGCCTCCTTCACCAATAGAAATATTAGACTCAAAACAACAAACCATAGATAAATATGGCACAGAGGCTGTGGACGTAAGCGCGGATCCCGGCGCCGATGATTTTCAAGAAGGGGTCTTTGGAGGTGCAGGCCTAGGCGAAGACGAAAAAGGTATGCGGCAGCTCAGAATTGGCGGTCAAGGCCTTGTAAGAGCCGAAACAAATAAATCAGGTGGGATAGGATTTAGAGATGAAACAACCAGAGAGGAATCAAATGCACTCGCGTTTGAAGAAAGCGAAAGTAGAGTTGCAGGACTGGCCGGAGATATTAGAGCTGGCATGGGATATGCTGGCGGTACAAGAAAGAGAAAGGCCTCCATGGCCTCGAAAGCTTCAGCAACCTTAAGCAAAAATCTAGGACAAAACGCAGCAGAAGTCCAGAAACAAATGGATGATCTTAGGGAAAAAGATGCTGAAGCGGCAACCAAAGCACAACAGGAATTAGCTAATCTTACCAAGATGATGGCAATACAGGCTGCAGGTGGGAAAGATGCAGCAGGCAAGAAGGTTTCAGCAGATGAAGTAAGAGAACAAGCTGCTCGAGTAGAACAAATCATGGGAACGACAGATCAAGGCACGGAAATGAATAAGCTGCTTGGTATGTCTGCTGTAAGGGATGACCTTAGTAGTGAAAGAGGAGTTACAACGGCAATTAAAAACTTTGCTGGAGTTGATTCGGATGCGGGCTTTGGTAAAGGACTGAAACAGGCCTTTACG